CGCCGTGGTCGTTTAGTAGGATAAAGGCGTTCGAGCAATGCCCCAAACAGTTCTATCACGAGAAGGTACTTAAACAGTATCCTGTGGTAGAGACAGACGCGATGATGTATGGCACGGACTTTCATAAAGCGTGTGAAGACTTCATCGCCAAAGGCACCCCGATACCCGAGAAGTATTCGTTTATTAAGAATACGATGAACAAGTTTAACGCTATGGAAGGCGACAAGTTGTGCGAGCATAAGATGGGTCTGACCGCTGATCTTGAACCCTGCACATTCTTCGCAGGTGATGTATGGTTCCGTGGGATTGCAGACTTACTTATTATCGACGGAGACAAAGCCTCTGTGATTGACTACAAAACTGGGAAGTCGTCTAAATACGCAGACAAGGGCCAGCTAGAACTTATGGCGATGTGCGTATTTAAACACTTCCCCCAAGTAAAGAAGGTGAAGGCGGGGTTACTCTTCGTAATCTGTAAAGACCTTATAAAAGATACGTACGTAGTTGAGAGTAGTCCAAAGCTATGGGAGAAATGGCTGGGTAAGTACGCCCGTATGGAGAAAGCTGCGGAGTTAAATGTATGGAATCCACAACCATCAGGGCTTTGTAGAAGACATTGTAATGTGGTAGAATGTCCACACAATGGAAGGAACTCGTGATGGCATATACTGAATCACCTCGCCCGTACAAACGCGAACATAAACTATCTGTGGTGCGTGGCGAACACGCAGCCCGTATGGAGCGCCAACGTGCTAGACGGAAAATGGATAAAGATGGGGTTGACCGCACGGGTAAAGATATTGCACATAATAAGCCACTGGCTAAAGGTGGTAGTAATAAAGATGGATACCGCTTACAATCTGCTGCGGCTAACCGTTCTAACAACGGACACAAACCGGGCGAAAAGCGCGGACCAAAGAAAAAACTGACTTAGTCCGACCGACTAACAGTAATGGAGAGAACGAATGGAAATAATTGCTGGCGGCAAAGCGCTGTTACTACGCTTACGTAACCCCAAACAAGTAACTACGGTAATCCCTAAAAGCCAAGAACTTAGCGCCAATCAAGTTGTCGTGCGGTGGGGGATAGACGAAGCACACACGTTAAAAAGTATGAACATTAAAGTTCCCTCTCCCATAGACCGACACTATGTCTGGACGGGGCAGTTCAAACCGATGGAACACCAGAAGACGACAGCTGCATTCTTGACTATGAACAAACGTGCCTTCTGCTTTAATGAGCAAGGTACCGGCAAGACTGCTTCATCTATATGGGCCGCTGACTTCTTGATTAAGTCGGGTAAAGTTCGGAGAGTATTAGTTATCTGCCCTCTATCTATTATGGATTCGGCGTGGCGCAACGATCTGTTTAGCTTTGCTATGCACCGCACGGTTTCAGTTGCACATGGTACTCCAGCCAAACGTAAAGCTATTATAAAAAGCGGCGCAGATTTTGTTATTATAAACTACGATGGTGTAGAGGTTGTACTAGACGAAATTATTAACGGTGGGTTTGACCTCGTTATTATTGACGAAGCAACGCACTACAAGAACGTGCAGACTACACGGTGGAAGACCCTCAATAAGATAGTCAAGCCTGATACTTGGTTGTGGTTGATGACAGGTACCCCTGCAGCCCAAGGCCCCGTAGACGCGTACGGCCTAGCTAAACTTGTAAATCCGAGCGGAGTACCGCGTTACTTTGGTACGTTCAGAGACATGGTGATGCGTAAAGTAACGCAGTTTAAATGGGAGCCGAAACCAACGGCTACAGACGTTGTGTTCAATGCGTTGCAGCCAGCCATACGGTTTACCAAAGAGCAGTGCCTTGACCTACCAGATTTAGTTTACACTAAGCGAGATGTAGACATGACGCCCCAGCAGATGAAGTACTACAACCAACTACGTACGCAGATGTATATGGGCCTATCTTCTGCCGCTGGTGTTAGCGCTGTTAATGCCGCCGTGATGATGAATAAACTCCTACAGATTTCCGCTGGGGCTGTGTACACCGACGATGGCGATGCAGTGCAGTTTGATATAACCAAACGATATAACGTGCTTAAAGAAGTCATAGCCGAATCCAGTCAGAAGGTTCTTATCTTTGTACCGTTCCGCCATGTCATTGATGTGTTGTCTGCGAAGCTACGGGCTGACGGTATATCCGCAGAGGTAATTCGTGGAGATGTATCCGCCTCTAACCGCACGTCGATATTCAAACAATTCCAAGAGCAACCGAACCCCCGTGTCCTTATCATCCAACCACAATCTGCGGCGCATGGAGTAACTCTAACCGCTGCGAACACTATCGTATGGTGGGCACCCGTACCGTCACTAGAAACATATGCACAGGCCAATGCTCGTATTCATAGGTCAGGGCAGAAACATAAATGTACCATAGTTCAGCTGTGCGGTTCTCCTGTAGAACAACGCGTTTATAAACTACTTGATAGCAAAATAGACGTACACACAAAAATTATAGACCTTTACAAAGAATTGCTTGACTAGGGTATTAAAGTGCACTAGATAGAATAATACTACACAAGAGGAGATTAAAATGGACGACAAAAAGAGCGTCTCACTAGATAAGTTGACTAAGGCGTATATCAAAATTCGTGAGGCCCGTGCCGAACTCTCTGCAAAGTTTAAGGAGCGAGATGAAGAGTTATCATCTCAAATGGACTTGATTAAGTCTGCGCTCCTTGGGTATTGTAAAGATAATGATGTGGAAAGTGTGCGTACGTCCGAAGGACTATTCTACCGCACAACCAAATCACGGTACTGGACAAGCGACTGGGAGAGTATGCACAAGTTTATCATGGAGCATAGTGTCCCTGAGTTTCTAGATAAGCGCCTTAACCAGACTGCCGTTAAGCAGTTCCTAGAAGAAAACCCTAACCTCATGCCACCCGGTCTAAATGTGGACTCGGAGTATGCAGTATCCGTAAGGAAGAAATGATGACTGAAAAATTTGTGCCTATTGAAGATGTAGCACAGCATCTAACGGTGTCTATCGCTACGGTACGTACGTGGTTCAGCAAAGGACTAATACCTGAGTCCGCGTATATAAAAGTTGGCCGCACCTATCGGTTCCAACTGTCAGAAGTGGTTAAAGCATTAACCGTAAAAAACGAAACTCAAGAGGAGAACTAATATGTCAGAGATGACCCTATTCCAAAACAACCCACTCGCAAGCAGTGACCTATTCAAATCACTACAGGACATGAACAAGAACATTTCCGGTGGTGGTAGTGGTAGCGCGACCAAAAAGATCAGCATCCGTGGCGGACGTTTCCGCCTTATGGAAGGCAAGCAGCAAGTTTCGGTTAGCAAAGACAGCGATCTAAATGTTGTTATTGTGAACGCAGCTAAAGTATCCCGTACTTATTATGAAGGTGCGTACGATCCAGAGAAAGTTGCAGCACCAACCTGTTGGTCTGCGGATACCCAAACTCCTGCATCCGATGTACCCGACGACCAGCGCCAAGCATCTCGCTGTGCAGATTGCAAAATGAACATCAAGGGTTCAGGACAAGGCAACAGCCGCGCCTGTCGGTTTGCACAACGTCTCGCAATTACGTTGGAAGGTAAGCCTTCAGAAGTGTACCAAATGCAGCTACCCGCTACGTCTATCTTTGGGGAAGCAAAGGGTAACGATATGGGACTACAAGCCTACGGTCGTTTGCTAGATGCGCACGGTATGCCGATTGCTGCGGTCATTACTAAAATGCGCTTTGACGAGAACTCCGAAACACCTAAACTATTCTTCACTCCTGTTCGTCCGTTGGACGAAGCTGAACTTGCGACAGCAATCGAGGCAAAGAATAGCCCTGCATCGGAACGCGCTGTAAGTATGTCCATGTCTAAGGCAGCGCCGAAAGCGTTGGCGTACTCGCCAGCCCCTGCTGCCGAAGTTAAAATCGAGGAGCCTAAGAAAGTTGTAACGAAACCCGCTGTGGAAGTAAAAACTGACAAAAGTCTAGATGATATTGTCGGCGGTTGGGACGACGAATAATATACAACTGGAGCTACGACTGGTAGTATGCTAGTCGTGGCTTCCCAAAAAACCAGAGGCGGATATGGAAACAACAAGATTTCTTTCTCGCGCTCTTGGAACAGAAGGCTTCTACTGCGTATTTGCATCACGTTCGAAGGATGGTCGTAGGGTACAGAAGTTCTATAGTTCTATAGACGCGCTAATACACGCAGGGCAAAACTTTGACGCCGAAGGGTTCGACGTTTACTTTGCGCTATCTACATTTACAGAGGACACATCTCGTAAGGTTAACAACGCTGCTTTTATGCGTTCGTTTTTCTTAGACTTAGACTGTGGTCCGTTAAAAGATTTTCCTTCGCAGGTTGACGCTATCAGTGCGCTGCAGCAATTTTGCAGGGCTGCGAAGTTACCTCGCCCGATGATGATTAACTCTGGGCGCGGGGTGCATGTATACTGGACACTAACAGAACAAGTCCCTGTAACAGCATGGGTACAGGCCGCAGAGCGGCTTAAACAGTTATGTGTCGCGCATAAATTTCCAGCTGATCCGGCGGTAACAGCCGACATCGCTCGTGTGCTACGTGTCCCTGATACCCACAACTATAAAGCGGAGCCACCATTACCTGTAGCAATTTTCGGTACTGACCAACCGGAGCCTGTATCTTTCGCTGAGTTTACTTCTTTGCTCGGCGTGGACATGGCTGCGATTTTGAAGCCAGTTTCCGCTGCGGTAGCCCGTGAATTTAGCGCTGTGCAAAATAACATCTTGAGCAACACAGAAAACTCTTTCAAGCAGTTACTCCAACGGACTAACGCAGGGAAAGGCTGTGAGCAGATACGTTTGATTATAACCGAACCTATGGAACGTAGCGAACCTATCTGGCGAGCAGGGCTGTCTATCTCTAAGTTCTGTTCAGATGGGTTAAAGGGTTCATACCTCATGTCCGAGGGCCACCCGACCTACAGCGAAGAGTCCATGTTTGAGAAGCTAGAGGCGATCAAGGGGCCATATAGCTGCGTTAAGTTTGACAGCAGTCGGCCCGGAGTATGCGACAAGTGTCCGCTGTATGGGCAAATTAAAAACCCGTTAGCGATAGCTAGGCACATTGCCGAGGCCACCGAAGAAGATAACATCGTTGAAGTAGAGGCACCAAGTCTGTCGGTGCCGAACGCACCAACTAAGAAATACACTATTCCGAAATACCCAGCACCATATTTTCGTGGTGCGAATGGGGGCGTCTATTACCGCACGAAAGATAAAGACGGTAATCCGGATGAGCGCCTAGTATATCATAACGATATCTATGTAGTTAACCGTATAAAAGACCCAGAACTGGGCGAGATGGTAGTAATGCGTTTGCACCTACCAAAAGACGGGGTGCGGGAGTTTACCATAGCCCTAACTGCAGTAACTTCGAAAGAAGAATTTAGGAAAGCTATGGCCAAGGAAGGCGTAGCTATAATGAGGATGGATGACATAATGGCGTACACGACACAATGGATTAACGAACTACAGGCTACTACTTCAGCGGATGAAGCCCACCGCCAATTTGGCTGGGTAGATAAGGATTGCTCTGCGTTTGTTCTTGGAGCACAACTTATTTTTAAAGACCGTATCGAATACAATGCCCCCTCATCGACAACGCTTGGGTTAGTCGATGTGTTTAAGCCCCGAGGTACTCTAGAGAAGTGGAAGGAAGCTATGTCTTTCTACAACACTCCGGGGTTTGAGTTACACCAACTAATAGCGCTTTCGGGCCTAGGTTCCGTGCTTATGCACTTCATGCCAGTAAAAGCTGCTATGATGCACATACACAGCAAAGACTCCGGTTTCGGCAAAACGACTACACAGTATGCGTCACTAACAGCATGGGGAGACCCAGATGGTCTGATCCTGCACAAACAGGATACGTATAACTCAAAGATGCACCGCGCAGAAGTCTACTGTAATATACCCGCTGCGTTCGATGAGATCACAAATATGAAGCCTATGGAGATGTCTGACCTAGCATACCAGATGACAGGTGGCCGTCAGAAGAACCGTATGTCTAGCGGCGCTAATACAGAGCGCCTACGTGGTAGACCATGGGGACTGCTATGCACAACCAGTGCGAACGTAAGTCTTATCGAGACGGTCAGTATGTCCAAGTCTATGCCCCGTGCAGAAGCTATGCGGGTTCTAGAAGTTCGTGCGGACCGTATCTTTAAAGGCAGCATAGATA